GCTTCAATGTATGTCTTGGTGGCTTAAATTACATTCACACACAAGGTGCAGCAGCTTAATTAACTAAAGGAACTAAAATGGAAGAAATCCAAACTACTTTGGAAGAACCAATTAGCCTTCGAGATACAATCGAAAATGCTATTGAATCAACAGAGCCAGAAGTAACAGAAACGACCTCACAGGAAGTCACAGAAAGCGTTAAAACAGAGAAGCCTAGAGATGAGCATGGAAAGTTTGCTAAAAGCTCTCAAAACGCTTCAAATGAGGTTACAGAGGCATTTGATGATAATAATGAGCAAGAAGTAGCAGTAAAACCTCGCCCTAGTTCATGGAAAAAGGATTATGAGGAACATTGGGGTAAATTAGACCCTACATTGCAAGATTATATTCAGCAACGTGAAGCGGATTATGCTAAAGGCGTATCAACTTACAAAAACCAATGGGATATGGCAGCTCCAATTGTTGAAGCTATGCGTCCTTTTCAAGAAATATTGCAACAAAACAATTTAAACCCAGCGCAATGGATTTCTAATTTAGGAAATGCTCATGCAAAGTTGGTTTATGGTTCACCTGAGCAAAAATTAAACACTTTTGCACAGTTAGCAAATGAATATGGTGTTAATTTAGGTCAATTGACAGGTCAGCAAGGTTATGACCCTCAGTTTTCAAATTTAGCGCAAGAACTGAATCAAATTAAGAATCAATGGTCAAGTTTTCAATCTCAACAAGAGATGATAGAACAGACCCAATTGCAAAGTGAGATAGCATCATTCAAGGATGACAAGCCTTACTTTGAAGAAGTGCGTGAAACTATGGCTGGACTACTCCAAAATGGCATGGCTAACGACCTTCAATCAGCTTATGACAAAGCTATCCGATTAAACGATGATGTATTTCAAAAGGTACAGTCAGAACAGACTGGCAAATTTGGAGCAGCTCAACGAGAAAAGGTAGCAGCAGCAAAAGCAAAGGCACTTTCACCCAAGTCTACAACGCCTACAGCGTCTACAGGTAATGGTGGTAAGTCCGCAAGTTCTGCTAGAGAAGCAATCATGGCTGCCATGGAGCAACATTCTAGCGGTTTAATCTGACAATAAATAAGGAGTGACATTATGGCTTTTGCCAATTCAACCGTGTCAGACATTATTGCAACTACCATTCAATCACGTAGTGGCAAATTGGCTGACAACGTAACATTAAACAATGCGGTTTTAGACCGTTTACGTAAACGTGGTAACGTGCGCCCATTCTCAGGCGGTAACGTGATTTTAGAAGAAATCATGTACAACGATACTACAACTAACAACACTAACTCATACAGCGGTTACGAAACTCTGAACATTGCGCCTAATAGCCCAATCTCAGCAGCTCAATTCTCTATCGCTCAATATGCGTCAGCAGTTACAATCTCTGGCTTAGAAATGTTGCAAAACAGCTCTAAAGAAGCGATTATCGACCTTTTAGAAGGCCGTGTACAAGTAGCTGAAGGTCAATTGCTTAGCCGTATCCAAACAGACATCTATGGTAACGGTACAGGTAATGGCGGTAAGAACTTAACAGGTTTGGCTGCTGCTGTAGCTGATAGCCCATCAACAGGTACTTACGGTGGTATCAATCGTGCTACATGGGAATTCTGGCGTAACCAAGCGTTCTCAGGCGTAACTAACGGTGGCGCTGCTGTTTCTGCTGCTAACATTCAAGCATACATGACACAATTGGCTATCAAGCTAGTTCGTGGTAATGACAAAGCTGACTTGATTGTTGCTGATAACAACTACTACTCACTATATGTAAATTCATTGCAAGCTATCCAACGTGTAACTTCTGTAGAAGAAGGCGCTGCTGGTTTCGCTTCATTGAAGTTCTATGGTGGCGGTACATCTGCTGACGTAGTATTAGGTGGCGGTATTGGCTCACAAGCTACTGCTAACCACATGTGGTTCTTGAATACGAACTACATTTACTTCCGTCCACACGCAGACCGTAACTTTGCTCCTATCGGTGGCGAACGTCAATCTGTAAACCAAGACGCTGTAGTGAAATTGATTGGCTGGGCTGGCAACATGACAAGCTCAGGCCCACAATTCTCTGGCGTTCTAACTGCTTAAGGAGATACATAATGGCATACTCAGTAACCCCTTTAGCGGGGATTGATTTAAACAACACAGTAACGGCAGCAAGCATTGTGCTTGGCGCACCTGTAAACCAATTACTTGGTCTTCAAGTATGGGGTTCAGATGGCCGTCGTTATGTTTTTGCAAAAGCAAGTGATTCAATTTCAGCATCAGATACAACATGCTCTATTGACGCAACTACATTTGCAGCATCTAACGTAGGCGGTACTTACGATTCACCAGCATATGCAATGGTTGCAGGTGACTACGGTTGGTTCAGCGAAGCTTCAGTTTAATCTGAAAGACTCTCACCTCTTTCGGGAGGTGGGTTTCTAGGTAGTTTTCATTTCGAGAGCTATCTACAAACCCCAAACCACTTTGGAGATTCAAATGTCAGATGTAAATAACCCAGACTCACGTCTAAATGTAAAGTTTTATCAACGAGCAATTAACAACGAATTTAAAAGCGCTTTAGAAGGCCGCCCCATTATGGAGATGCGTGACTTCATTATTATTGAAGTGCCAGGCGATAACTTAACAGTTATTGACACTTTTGCAGTAGACGAACACAAAAAACGCTTCCCTGTACAATGGGCAAGATACCAAAACGAAAAAACAGATGGCGATATTGAAGGCACGTTACTTCACGATTGGCCCATATTAAACGCAGCAGTAGCCGCAGAACTAAAGCACTTCCGTTTCTACACAGTAGAGCAAATTGCAGCAGCCTCAGACGCACAATTAAACACGTTAGGCATGGCAGCAGGTATGTCACCTCTATCACTACGTGACAAAGCAAAAGCTTTCTTATCTAGCGCAAAAGGTTCTGCATTAGTGCAACAACAAGCAGATGAGCTACGCAAGCGTGATGAAGAATTGTCAGCAATTAAAGCGCAATTAGCTGAACTGACAAATACAATGAATCAACCTAAAGCTACGCCTAAAAAGGCTAAGGCTGAGGAAACTATCGAGGAATAAAAATGGCAATGACTCTCTTGCAATTAGTGCAACAAGCTTCAGGCGAAATGGGCCTAGCTGTGCCTCAACAAGTAGCAGGTAACACAGCCGCTGACGTAATTCAATTAAACTATTTGATTAACGCTGTAGGAAACGAACTTGCAAGAGAATATCCATGGGAAGCGCTTAACGTAGAATATGATTGGTATTCACAATATACGCAATCTGACGGAGCGATTATTGAAGGCTCTAGCACAATCACAGGCGTAGATTCAGCAGCAGTAGACTTTCTCAATGCTAATGGCGCATCTAACTTTCAAGTACAAGGTTTAGGCGTTATTCAAAGCACACAAGTAGTATCAGCAATTGGCAATACAGTTACAATTAACAGCGCTGCAACAGGTGACGGTGACGGCCAATATACCTTTGGTCAAGTAATGTACACATTGCCTTCAGGCTTTGACAGAATTACAGACAGAACACAATACGACAAGTCTAAACGATGGGAGATGCTTGGCCCTGAAACACCACAACAATGGCAATGGCTCAAGTCTAGCTACATCTCAACAGGCCCACGTATTAGATGGCGTATTATGGGTCAAAAGTTTCAAATATGGCCTTTAACATCTACAAATGAATATTTAAGCTTTGAATATATCTCAACAAATTGGGCTACTTCAGCAACAGGTGCAACTCAATCATCGCTTATTCAAGATACTGATACAAACATCTTTCCTGACCGATTAATGGTTTTAGGATTGAAAAAGAAATACTTTGAAATTAAAGGTTTTGACACATCATCATTCCAACGTGATTATGATATGCAACTTAATATTGCTAAAGCAAACGATGCTGGCTCTGCTACACTATCACTTGCACCACGAGTAGCCAACGTATTAATTGGTTGGGAAAATATACCTGACGCTAACTACGGAGCTTAAAAATGGCAATTGCTAAAAGAGCTGTATCACAGCCAATATCATTGCCAGCGCCTGTAGGTGGTTGGAACGCTAGAGATTCACTAGCAGCCATGAATCCGTTGGATGCGCCCATCTTAACTAATTGGTATCCTGCTACAACAGAATGTCAACTTAGATATGGCTATTCTAAACATGCAACAGACATTGTTGGTCAAGTAGAAACTTTAATGGCCTATTCAGGCTCGTCTACTGACAAATTGTTTGCTATTGCTAATGGTAACGTATATGACGTTACAGCAACAGGGCCTGTAGGCGCAGCCGTAGTAACAGGATTAACAAACTCACGTTGGCAATATCTTAATATTGCTACTGCTGGTGGCAATTTCTTATCAATGGCTAATGGTGTAGATACTCCTAGGGTATATAACGGTACAACATGGTCTAATGCTTCAATAACAGGCGTTACATCTACAAAATTAAACAATCCTATACTGTATGCTGAACGTCAATTTTTTATTGAAAGTGGCACGTTAAAAGTATGGTATTTGCCTGTAGATTCTATTGGTGGTGCAGCAGGCGCAGTAGACATATCATCATTAACCACTAGAGGTGGTTTTATTGTTGCTCATGGCACTTGGACGATTGACGCAGGCCAAGGCGTAAACGACCACTATGTAATTATGACCAATAGAGGTCAAGTAGTTGTATATCAAGGCACAGACCCATCAGACCCTACTGCTTTTGCTATGAAGGGCGTATGGGATATTGGCGCTCCTGTTGGCGCTAGAGCTTTATACAAGTATGCTGGCGATATGCTTATTATATGTCAAGATGGCGTAGTGCCTTTATCTGGCGCTTTGCAATCATCACGAGTGCAACCAAGAGTTGCTATTACAGATAAAATTCAATTTGCTATTAGTTCTGCCGTAACAGATTACGCTACTAATTACGGATGGCAATTAATGTATGTGCCAACCATTAATCAATTATGGCTTAATGTACCTGTCCGAGAAGGACAAGACCAGCAACAATTTGTAATGAATACAATTACAGGTGCTTGGTGTAACTACACAGGGTGGAATGCCAACTGCATGGAAATGTTTGACGATGAGCCTTATTTTGGTGGCAATGGCTATGTAGCTCACGCATGGAATACGCAAGCAGATGCAGGCAACAACATTACAGCATTTGGCTTGCAAGCTTTTAATAATTTTAACAATGCAGGCGCATTAAAACGCTTCACTATGTCAAGGCCAATTATTCGTACTAACGGAAACCCTGCAATTGGTGCTGGCATCAGCATTGATTTTAATACGACAGACACAACTTCCTCGCTTAATTATGTGCCAATAAATTATGGTGTATGGGATGCAAGCACTTGGGATTCAGCAGTATGGGGCGGTACATTGCAAGTTTTACAAAATTGGCAAGGACTAAATGGCGTTGGATATTATGGTGCGCCTACGGTAAAAGTCGTAAGTAATAAACTTGAAGTTCGCTGGGTATCAACTGACATTGTTATTGAGGGTGGCGCAATCCTATGATTGTTCAAGGCGAACACGTTGCTCGTTGGGTTATGGAAAAGATTGGTGCTTTTACTGAAGGCATGACTGCTCTTGGATGGGAGGTAGATGGTGTTATTGTTGCTGGCACAGCGTTTGAGAATTACAACGGTAATAATATGTTTGGTCATCAGCGCATTGATTCACCGCCTACGAGAGAGTATTGGTTTGCAATAGCTAACTATATTTTTAATCAAGTCAAGGTTAAACGCTTTACCGCTACCGTTGAAGCTGACAACCATAAAGCAATAAAGCTTAATCACAAGATTGGGTTTGTAATAGAAACAACATTAAAAGATGCAGGTCGCAATGGTGATTTATTAATCATGACGCTATGGCCTGAAAACTGCAAAATGCTTAACTGGAGTAAATAAATGTTCAATAGTAAATTTAGTTATGGTGTGTTAAAACATCCTGGTTACAACGGCAAATCAGACGCTCCACCAACTCCTGATTATGTTGGTGCTGCTCAACAAACGGCTGCTGGCAATTTAGAAACTGCTAAATACACAACCGAAGCTAATCGGGTCAATCAAATTACTCCATACGGCAATTTGACTTACAATAAATTGCCTTCGTTTAATCAAGGAGCTTATGACAAGGCAAT